TTTTTTAACAAAACAAAAAGGGCCTTGCGGCCCTTTTTGACTTCCCATCCCGATTAAGAAGTTTTGATTACTGGAATGAAAGATTTGCAACACTGATTTCACTTAGGTAATCACCAGCATTACCAAGCGACGATGCAGTGTTTGTCAACTCTACATAGCCATAACGTGTCATAAAGCCAACTACTGGTTCGAAAGTAGTTGGATCAAGTACAACACCAGAACTCATTAGAGGAATATATGGGCAATAGAATGCAGCAGCATCTGCTTCACTCGAACCTTTATATCCAACTAGAACTGCTTGTGAATCAGCAGCATAACTATCAACATAGATACGCATTGCACCATTTAATGTACCAACAAACTTGGTGTTAGTTGGGGCTTCGAATGTGCCTTCTGTTGTACGTGCAAATGCTGAAGTTGTTGCGCTCTGTAGTACTGTTAGAGCAGCTGGACTTACAACAGCCCAGTTACCAGCACCACGACGTGTACGCTGAGCAATCAAGTTTGCAGCACGGTTGATTAGAACTGCTAATGCAGCATGTTCGTCACCAACGAATGTTGCTGTACCTGAAACAGCGGCTTGGTCATAAGCAAAGTCAGTTGCCGAAAGACTGCGTAAGGAACCAAGAATTTCTTGGTCGATCTCAACGGTGATCTCTTGAGCAAGAGCAGCCATAATTTCTGCTTCAATGTCAAGACCATGCATACTTTGTGCGTCCTGAGCTGCTTCAAATGTCCAACGTGCGCTTAGTTTACGTGTTTTGGCTTCAACTACTTGTTTCAAAATCTGAACATTAATCTTACGTCCTGGTTGACCTTCTAGTGCTGATGTGCTTGTAGCACGACCAGTTGTTAGGCTACCGGAATAAGCAGTTGCAATTTTGAATGGACTTAATGCTTCGTCACCAGCAGTGGTGCTTGTGTCGAATGGGCTTGGTGCTGTTGCAGTTGCAGTTTCTGCATAACGAACACGTAATGTGTGGATCTGAGCAACAGGTCCAGTCATTGGCTGCACACCAACGATTTCGTTAGCAATAACTGTAGGCATAACACGACGAATAACTGGCAGAATTACACGATTAAGTGTAGCCACGTTACCGGCGCTAGTTGCTCCAGCAGTTGCATTTTCCATTAAGTGCTTACGGGTGTTTTCAAGAATAACACCCATTGTGGTTCTACGAGAACCGTTTAGACCTTCTAACAGGGCTTCTTTTGCTTCGCCCCAACGGCCTTCTAATAGTGCTTGTGTCATTTTTCCTATTTCCTTATGTTTTAGGGTTTCACTTAAGCCCTGCTAAACGCTTAATTTCGATGACATTATTATCAGCGATTTCCGCGTTGACCTTAGCAGATTTATCACCAGTAACTTCTTTACGACTCTCTGCTAACACCTGTTTTTCAACTTTTGGTGTTGATGCAGTGGAGTTATTAAGAACTGCTGGTAGATACTTTTCATATGCAGAACGTAATTTAGGTGTCTGCACAGTTTCAAGAAGTTGCACCATGACTGCTTGCTTCTCCTTGTTTAAAGGTTTCAAAAGTTCGTCAAGAGTTTGTTGACGTTCTTGTGATTCCTTAATAATACGAATTTCTTTTTCTTTAGTTTCAACTAATTGCGATTGTTTCACTGCAACAGTTTTTGCTTCAAGAATTTGCTGATCTTTTTGTTCTACTGCTTTGCGCAATTTTGCAATTTCGGCATTCTCATTGAGATGCGTAACGGCAAATTCACTTGCAAAAGCTTCAAACAATCGACGTCCAAAATTGTTCTCACGAGCAATTTGAATATCTTCTTTCAATTGTGTAAGTTCTGAAGTTAGACGACGTGACACAGCTTCTTTAACAAGAATAGCGGATTGGTGTACAAATTGTTTTTGAAGTTGTTGTAGTTTTTCACTACCTTCTCTAACAAGTCGAACTTTTGTTTCCAACACATCTTGTTTATCTTTAGAAAATTCTTGAATTTCTTCAGCAAGTGCTTTGATAACAAACTTCTCTAAACGGCCTACGCTGTTTTGATATTGTTTGCGATCTTCATGCAGTTCTTTGATTTCTTCTGCTAGTTTTCCAACTAAGAATTGATCAAATTTTCCAGCACTTTCTTGCATACGTTTGTTAAAACGTACACGGTCAGCGGCAAGTTGTGCTTTTTCTTCTGCAAATTCACGAATTTCTTGATTAAGATTTTCTGTGATCATTTTGTCTAGTGCTTCGACCATTACACCTTTATCGTGTTCATAACGACCCGCAAATTCTTCGCGGATCTCTGCGCGAATTTGCTCACGTGCTTCATTTAATTTAGTTTCCCAAGCCTCATTAATTGCTTGCTTGGTATCCTCATTAATGATGCCACTGTCTACTAATGGTTTGATAGCATCAAACATGGATCATTCCCCTTTTATTTTTAAGTCTTTTATAAGGCGCTTAACTTCCTCGGCCAAATACTTCTGCACCCGTTGATTTGTTCCGGCATCACGTGCCATTTCGATTACCCTGTGTCCATGCCGCATATTTAATAAACCCTCATATACAGGTTTAGGATATGCGTTTGGAGCACTAGGTTGTGCTACAATATCCACAGTTACTATTTCAAAATCGCTTACATGTCCACTGCTTTCATTAACGTTGCCGCTACCTCTGCTAGACACTCCCAACTTAACACCGGATTGCAACATAGTAGTTACCAATTGCCCCATTGGAGTTGGTAGGATTTTTAATTTACCAAAACCATTTGGACCGTCCATCCACATATCTGTTATCATGTGGCATACACGATCCAAATTAATTTTCAAATCATCTGGATGATCTAACTCACCCAACACACTATAGCCGTCTTTGAGTTGTTTATTAACACTCTCAACTGCTGCAGCAATTTCATCAACAGGATATACTCGTTGGTTGGCGTTTTTTACTCCACCTTGAACAAATATACCCTTCATGTAGAGATTCTTGCCTTTGCCATCTATAGTGTCTTCCGCCAGGATTTCCATCCTGGCGTTATCAAAGGTCAAATGCTCTCTTAAATAGTTCATTACAATTAGGCCTTGGCAACTGGGCTCTTAGCGGCTACAGCAACTTTACCGCCAGTAGTTTGTCCTTCTGCCCCGTGTGCTTTACTGTATTCAGGTTTGCCTGAATTACTTGGCTTTGTTTTTGCTCCTGGAACATTTTGGAACTTACCAGCGTGTGGAAGATTTCCTTTGCCTTTAGTATACTCATTGTTGGGCTCTGGAGTTTGCTTACCGTCTGGATTTTGTTCTCCGCCTTTGGTCTTTACAACATTACCGCCCATGTTTACACCTGGACCTACTGCTGTACTGGCTTTGTCAACTTTTGCTTTTTTTCCTGCACCAACTTCATGACCTTCTTCTTGAGCAGGTTCTTGGCTGTAAATTTCACCGATTTGATCTACATATTCACGTAGCCATTCTGCCTCAGTCATTTTACGTTTACCTTTGGCATCTTTAGCATCTTTGTCTTTCAGCATTTCTTCTTTTTTAGCAGCTTTGCGGGACTCTTGAAGATCTTCTTCATCTTCGGCTTCCTGCAGATCTTCTTCATCTTCTTCATCTTCTTCGGCTTCCATCATATCGTTTTCTTCTCCGGCATCTTCTTCGCTGCCGCCTTCGATATCAAGGTCCATGTCCATTTCTGCTTCATCTTCTTCTCCACCTAATTTTGCCATTAGATCATTGAAGATAGCATCAATTTCTTCTTTTGCGTCGCTAACAGATTGCGCTGCATCGCTTTCCTCTGTGTCCATTTCCATGTCCATGTCCACTTCGTCCTGGTCACCTGCATCCATGTCCATGTCCATGTCCATGTCATCCCCTGGCATTTCTTCTTCCTGCATACCAGTCTCATCCATGGTAACTTCGTCCATCATACCCTCGACAGGATTTCCACCAATTTCTTCTAGATCCTGTTCGTCGATGATAGACTCATAAATTTCGCGACTTTTTTCAACTACGATTTGATGAAAAAGTTCACGTGCTTTGTCTTCTTGTTCATTAATAATGAACTCAATTAGTTGTTCGTATTTTGACATATTTGTATCCTTTATAAAATATGTTTAAGAATTCTGTATAGTTATTTAAATAGAATATAAAAAAAGCCCTGATTTAGGGCTTTTTTTTAATCTTTTTAAACTTTTTATTACATTCCAGGGCCTGCAGGCGCTGCTGGTGGTTTATATTGAGTTGAAACTTTTTCTAACTTTTTTTCGTGCTCTAGTTTACGAGCATCATTCATAATTCTGAGTCGATTTAATTTATGCAAAGACAAAAACAAAGCAGGTTTTCTGGTATCAGTTGCAAAAACTCTGCTATTGTCTTGCTTTTCTGAACGAAACGCACTGGGTGTTGGACTATATAATTCTTGTAAATTCATAGTAATATTTATTCAAATTATACAGGAGCAGTGGGTGCTGCTGGTGCTGCAGCAACAGGTTCTGTTCCAGCACCAGCCATTTCTTCACCTTCACCCGGCGGAGGCTGCACTTCAGCCTGATCTAGTTGAGATTCAATTCCTCCTGGACTAATACCAACACTGCGTAACCCTGCTTGATCTGCAGGAGCCTTGTCTACATCACCTTGTTCTTCGGCCCACATGCGTTCGTTGTCGCTCATTTCTTCTTCAGTTAATCCAAGATATCTAGTTAACAAAAATCGTTTACTTAAATAAGGAAATTGTTCTAACTGCACAAAAGATTGAATTCTTGCACCATCTACTTCTGCTTGTCGATAACTAGCAAAGTTTTGTGGATCATTAAACTGAAGTTCGAAAAGATTGTTATCAATATTAATTCCTCTCCAACGCATGAACAATTTGAATTCTTTATCCAATTTTTCACTTATATTGCGTTGTAATCTCATACAATATTGATTAAATCTCCATTCTTGAATTAATGCGGTACCTACACGGCCATCTGCAAATGTATTTGGATTACTGGTTCCATCATCCATCCCTGTAGGCAAATAACTGGCAGGAATACGTAAACCACGGAATAATTTGTTAGTAAAATAATGTAAATCAGTTATTTCACCTAAATTACTGCCGCCTGCCAGTGTATCAACTTTACTACCTCTACCTTCTGCCGTCTGAGGGAAAAAGTAATCTTCATTGGTGCTTAAAGGATTATAAGTAGCATCCATCATGTTTTGCCCACCACCAGTTTGAGTAGGGATACGGCGCTGATGCACTTCGTTTTTTACACGCTCAACAAATGCCATGGCCATGTGACTAGGCATGTTACCAACATCAATATAAAAAACTCTACGTTCCGGGGCTCTTTGCACACGGTAAATTATAATTGCATCCTCAAGTAATTCTTTTTGTTTGAATACTTTAAATACATTTTCTAATACACTGTTACCAAAAGGCCAACTAAAGTCTAACCCTTCAGTTAAACTTAAATGCAATACATGTTCTGCGTTTACGGTGCTTTCATTTTGTGCTTTGCTGAATCTGCTGCCACCGCTGTAAGGATTTTTGGGTTGAATATATGCGCCGTTAGGACCGCCCACTTGTGGATGATTAACACTGATATCACTGGTATTAACCTGAGTTGCTGTTAAATTTTCAAAATTAGGTGCAATATCTTTTACAACATATTGTTCAGGTTTTTTGCCTTCGGCTTCATTGACAATAATTTTTGTGACCTTGCTCATTTCAACCCAAAACAATTTAAATGTTTCGGGATCTCTTAAAAATATTTGATCACCATATTTAATGGTATTTCTAAATATTTTAAAGGTACGTTGATTCATTTCATTGAGTTTAGTCCATTGATTTAATTGTTCACGAATAATTTTAACTTCGTTGTCGGTTGGTTTATCTCGCCAATAAAATTTGAATGGAGTTCCGTTTTCTTCATTAAGTTGAGTACTAAATTCTGCCAGGATATCTAATGCTGCATTAACTTCACTGTCCATGTCCATTTGTTCATATTGATTATATCGCTCAATACGATTGGGATGACCAATATACACTTCTGGCAAATTACTTTGATAATTTCTATAAGCAAAATTGTTTGCATTAGTGCCGCCATTTATTGGACTTACTGCACCCGCAACGTTGGCAACTTTAAAATACTTTTTCCATGACATTAGAGTGATCTCCGGTCATATATTTACCTGTTAACTTACAGCATCCAACAATTGACGATTTAGTCTCACCAAATCTTCATTTTGAGAAACAAGTTCTCGACTGGCCATTGTGCCTTCTTCTATGGCTGCAATCATAGGTGCCCAATCAATCGCAATCGGAACAGGTCTGTCGTAGGGGAATACCAAATCTCCTGCTAGTCTTTCTGGTCCGGCTTCACCCACTAAAGTGGGACCTGTGACTACACCACCTAATGCGGCTCCTTCAGGTGCACGACTAGGAGATCCAGATGGCGCCGGACTTGGTGGATTACTTCCGGCTGCAGCCGAACCGGCTGCAGGACCTGCAGGTGGGCCTGCAGCAGGTTGTCCAC